GACTATGTGCCTAATCTTCAATTAATCAAGCATGATTATGCCGTTGAATTTATCAACCGGGCACAAAAGATCAGTGATGAATTGGCTCTTTTTAAACAAGAAGTGCAGCAAGCCGGCGATGCGCTGTATGAGCAACTTCAAGCCGAAAACGATATAAAAGACACGAGCGTGGGGGGATTTACCGTAGCGACCTTCGAGAAAGATTCGAAGGTGGAATTCAAAATGGCCCTGCGCACGGAATATGATGAAGATGTCATGAGGTTGGCTCATGCAAAAAAAGAACAATTCAAACATGATATTGTAGAAAAGACGGGCGATCAGGAAATAGGACTGGTTCTGGATTGGGCTTTTGAAACGAACAAAGGGAAGCTTGATGTACGGCGCCTTACAAGCCTCAATAAATATCGCGATAAGGTTAAAAACAAGCATTTCAGAGAAGTCATTGATCTCATCAATAAGGCCCTTGATACGAATCATACAAAACGCTTCGAGATCTTTAAAAAGCGTAACGATCAGGGAGATTATGATGTGATCAATCTGAGCTACCCCTGGATTACCCCTGAATCATGAATATCGAACGATTAGCAAAGGATATGGAAGCCCTCTACGATATGCTTTATAAGCATGATGGATGGGTTTCCTATTTCGGCAGCCGTGAGCGGACGCATGTGCACTACCGGCATATGGTCCGCTACCTGGTACAGCAGAACCGTCGCGCGACCTACGATCAGATCGCACGGGCGGAGGCGCTGCTATCCGGACATCCGGCAGCCGATCATACCACGATCATGAATTCTATAAAGGTATTTAATGAGCACTTAAGGCATGATTACCGGGGCCTTATACAGAATTTAAATCTCTTTTATGACGCATGGCTTGTGAATGATCATCAGGTCGAAGAATCATCATATATCAACCGCATTATTGAATTCAGTTATGAGCCGGAATATGTGAAGAACATCGTTCTTGCCTGCCTGCTCGAATATAACATGATTCACCCCGGCATTCTGCGAACGCTCTTCAATGAATACCGGCAGGTAGATCATGTATTTCTCGATCATCTAATCAGAAAGGAACAGCATGCAAAAGCAGAAGAAATCGCAAAATGAATTGGTCCTGGACTATATGAAAGCCTTCGGTTCAATCACGAGCCTGCAGGCGTTCAACGACTTGGGTGTGACCCGGCTGAGCGGGCGGATCTACGACCTTCGGGAACAGGGATATCACATCCGGGCTGAGATGAAAACCGTTCCGCGCCGAAATGGCGAAATGGCATCGGTGAAAGAATACAGTCTTGTAAAAAAGAGCAAACAACTTGATCTGCCGATATGAAAGTTTTAGGAATAGGACCAATATCGATGATTCCTCACCGTGCAGGTAAAACAATGAGTGCAGAATATGCTTTCCTGATTGCATGCCTGAATACCTATCCAATACAGGATTCGTCGAAATTGCTCTGGCTCTGGCTCTATTTCGCCGGGTTAACATGTTTTACAATGCGTGATATTATGAAATACCTGGATTATGATTTCAGAAAGACACGACATCTAATTTATCCTCTCCGCGACGCCGGGCTCATTGAGCTTATCAGTGCGAAACCCGGTGAATTATATCACTATAAACTCCGCAAACCATAATAATGCTATGAAAATTATAGGAATCGAAGAAAAAAAGAACATACCTCCTAAAAGAGGACAATTATCAGAAGAAATGGAAAAGCTTGTTCGAAAAGCTGCGGTGCTTTCTCATGAAGATTGCATCAAACTGGAAGTAAAAAATTCATGGGAGGCATCAAGGATCTGCTCAAAATTGGCGCAGCTTATCAGGCATTCTAAGTTCAGCTATCGCACATATAAGAGCCCTATTGATGAAAAAATATATACCTGGATCTATAAAAGAGATGTGAAATGACGTTTAATCTATTTGTCAATAAACTAATCCTTACGGTAATTATCATTACCCTCATTTTGATCATCCGGATTGTCGTGGCTTTGCATTTCGACTCAAAAGAAGAACGTCATGAGTGAGATTGACCCTCAAAAGTTGATTGATTTTATCGCGGCTGGCGATGAGCTCGAAAATGTTGGGAAGATGAAGAAGCAGCTCACCTACAACCAGGCGCAGAAGCTTCTTCATGTATATAGCAAGCAGGAAATCTATATGACTTTGCTTGAAATGGAGAATTATGCCATGCTCACCAAAAAATACCGGAGCGTTTATCTTACGCTACGTAACTGGATTGAGCTAAAACATAAGCTGCAGCGATCGAAAGGCCGGATAACGAAAGATGGAAGGCCATGGCGGACAACCCATGCCGAGGCGCTCTCATGGCTCGAAAAGCAACATCTCCCTTTATCACAGCTCGAAGAGCATTTTAAGCCGGTTGAAATAAACGGGAAAACCGTATGGGAGAAGAAGATATGAGCAGAAAGATTTGTTCTACCCCCGGATGCTCTAAAAGAGCCGTTATGCATAAAACTAAATGTGCGGCTTGCCGCTCGGCACTGTATAAGGAGCATCATCCATTCCGTTATTATTTCAATCTGCATAAACAGAAAGCGAAACAGAGAAAAATTCCCTGGGAACTGACAATAGATCAATTTCGGGAAATCTGGATCAATTCCGGGAAATGGGAAGCGAAACTTGCAGGTGGCGATTGGCAAATGGACCGTAAAGATGTGAATAAGGGCTATGTAAAAGGCAATATTCAGATCATTAAAAAGCAATTGAATATTGAAAAATTCTGGCAGGAAGATCGTTTTCATATCGATTTTGCATGGGTGGCCATGTGGAGCGAACGCAATGAGCTACCGGTTGAAGAATGCCCGTTTTAATAATTTATAATGTAAAACACCTAATATGCCGAAACGCGCGCAACTTGCTAAAATCCATATCCTCAAAAAGCAGGCAGGGCTTAACGAGGATCAATACCGGCTCCTGCTGGCCTCCTTCGGTGCGCCCCTACGCCCAGATGGAGAACCAACCAGCAGCAGGTTCACCGATAGGGAAGCGAATAAGTTCATCCATTTCCTGCAGGATTATATGAAGAGGAACAATCTGCTTAACGAGCCGGCCCGTTCCTCAAAAAAGAAATATGATGAGCTATCGAACCGGCCCGGAGACTTCGCCACGCCCCGCCAGCTTCGCATGATCGAGGCCATCTGGCGCGAAGTGGCCCGCGATCCCTCGGATGATGCTCTTGAAACGCTTATCGCTAATAAGACCGGCGTTCCGAAACTTATCTGGCTTAAAAAAGAGCAGGTACGCAAGGTTTTAGTTATTCTTAACACAATGAAAAAGAAACAACATGTATAAAATTGTTTGGTCAGAATTAAGCGAAGATTCTTTCATTTGTAGATTTAATGCTATTCCATATTTCCTTTTTCGTAACAATAAAAGTGCAATGGCAAGAGCTGTGAATGTTTCGCGAGCACAGTTAGAAGGATATTTGAAAGGTCGACAAAAACCGGGATTCGATGTTCTAAAAAAAATAAATGAGATAGGGGTCAACATAAATTGGCTCCTATCTGGACATGGTGATATTTTCGATCCTGAGACATTTGTAACTGCGGCATTGAAAGGGAAAATATGTACTGATGATATGAAAAGGGGTTGGTATGTCGAATAATCTCGAATGGCTGGACCGGATCGAATTTGAGGATCTTCTCACTTCAGATATGAAGCTGATCGCGGAGCGCTGCGGGATCGATGTGCTGAAAAGCCTGTTGGCAAATCTGCCGAAATTGCATATTTATATGAGTGAGCGGCCCCTGGTGGAAGCGCAGAAACGATATATCGACCGCTTCTACCGGCAGGGCAATGCGAAAGAAATCGCCGCCAATCTCGGAGTGAGTGAGCGATTCGTATACCAGGTGCATCGCGAGCTGATCCGCCGCCGGCACCAGTTGAAAAAGGAGAAAAATTTGTTTAATCAGGAATAAAAAAAGGAGTGAATCATGGAACTGTTAACAAATACGATCGTTGTCGCTGTGGCAATCGGTATCATTTGGCTCAGTCAGGGAATTACCTGCAGTTATTTTAAAATCAACGAACGCATAAAGCTTATGGAGGAACAAAATGAGTTGCTTAAAAAGCTGATTATGGAATATAGGGAAGAAAGGAAAGCAAATGGGGTATAATTATGAAAGTCGAAAAACTTCGAATTAAATTAATGCAGCAGAGAGCGAAATTGCATCATGATCTTGACATGAAAATCACCCTAAAGGGAGTTTTTACGCCTTGGCGGAAAATTGGAGAGTTCGAAACGGTAGGTGAGCTTATAAAACTACTTCAATCCTTTGATGATATGACATCGCTTGGCTTTCTCAATCAACCCCGGCAGGATCTATATTATAGAGTTGATCGAAATGGTGAGGGGATGCTTGGTTTTCAGTAAATAACGGCCCCGCGCATAACCTGCGCGCAACTAAATTTTAATATGATTACTAACGATATGGGAACCATAAAAGTAAAACCAACGAAGGACGCGCGAGGCGCGTCCGAGTTAATGCGCATTGTTAGGTTGCAAACAGATGAGGCAATTAAATGGGTGGTTCGCAAACTTGTGAGGGACGGTATAAAACAAGCCCAGCCTTATGGAATTGAATGTAATTGTGGATACGATTATATGAGAGCTGGTATTTATTTGGGAACTGGAAGCACACTACCAGATGAAATTAATTATTGGTGGTATTTTTGGGCGCAAAAAGGAACTGGTATTGAGCTTACCGGCCCGAAGAGAAAAGACGGCAATTGGGATGAAAAAGTTTTTGCGATTAATGAATTACGTGACTTGGCAAATAGAGTATATGCAGAAGAGGTTGGACAAAAAACACTGTTTGCAAACTAACATACTATTATCAAAACAAGGGTTTTTTATCACAACCACAAAAAAGGCTCATTCTCATGAATGGGCCTTTCTTTTTTAAATCTACTTTGCATAATTACTATGCATAATACTCAAACTCAAAGATCGATATAATCAGCGGCAAGATTTTCGATTTCTTTCAAGTCGTCTTCCCCGAGGGTAAGAAAAGGCCTTGCCGGTATGTTCCGTCCGGGATCGCCGAATTGGTGGGTTGCGGCATAAATCTTATTGGTACCAACCGCGGCTTCATCTTTTGAGACATGGGGTTGAATGGATGATGCCAGTTGCCCGCTCACCTGAAGGATCTTACCCGGCCACTTATTTTGTTTCCGGCGCACCTCTTTTGTCTTCTCCTTGAGATCCACCCAGGCCGGGCGGCCCTGCTCGGCAAAGTTCTCCTCAACAGCGTGCATGAGGATGCCCGCAATGCCCCGCATGAGAGGTGTAGTATCGCTCATTTTTTCATAAGCCTTATTAAGCATGTTTAGGGCCGATTTAGCTTCAATATCGATAAATTCTGCAGGCATCTATATTTGTAATTTGAAAGATTCGCTATATATTTAAATATGCCATTTCAAAAACGCCAACCCGGTAGCCCCCGGAGGTTATGACCGGCGTAACGGCGCTGTCGTACCGGGATATGACAGTGCGCGATTTTTGATATGGCTTTTTTATTTTGCAAAAAGAAGAGCATCACCTATTCGTTTATAGTTTAATTTTTTTATGTCGCTTTGGGTAAAATAATTCCATAATAAGGTGCCATCCTTTTTCGTGACGACGGAAACCAAAGCTCCTTTCTCCTTAAATAGTCCTATATATTGTTTGCGATAATTATTGTCTTGCGGGAATCGGGTAAGATATACTTCAAATGGATTTTTCAATGTTTCGAGCGCCAATTTCGCATAACGTTCTCTTTCGTCGCCTTCAGCTTTTTTGTCGGTGGTATGTGTAAGATGATTATAATCCACAGCTACCTTTTCAATAGGCGTATCGATCCATGCTATAGGATTAGTTTTACTTACCCCAAAAGTCTTTGCAATTTCTTCCTGCGCTTTTTTTAAAGAAGGGGATGCGGGGAGTATTTCAATATTTAATCGATCCGAATCCGGGACTTTTCGTAGATCGGGCCGTCCGTAGTCCTTCCAGGTCCGCTGGGCAGGAAATTGTCCGGTGAGCTTGGCCGGATCATAGAGCGCCGCCTTGCCGGGATTATAATCCCAGCCGGACCCGGCATCGGCAATATCGGCCAAATCGGCGCCTTTCGATATGGCCCCGCCCCGGCGATCAAGCGCACGCCGGGATAAAGTATCCACGCGACAGCGGCAGCCCCAGCCGTTCGGGGGATAATTCGTATCCCACCAGGGATCATCTTTCGCCAGGATGGTTCCATTCCGGGCGGCATGACTCGGACGGGTCGCGGCGTCCATCACGGCAATATATTCCCAGAAAGGACGCGAATCATCTTCGATCTGGAATTTATAGCGCCCGGCCATATAGGACGTTTGCATATTCGTTTGATAGATGGTATGCAGGCGGTGAGGGGTCACGTTGATCGTGCGCACCTCGCCCGTCTTATCATCTATGATCTCGCCCCGGCCCCACCAGCCAAGCTTTTTAAGCGTGGGTTTCAGGTTCTTCTTGAAATCCCGGAAGGTCTGCCCTTCGGACTGCGCCTGATCAATAGCCCCGCGGATCGATGCAAGCACATCGCCCCGCATGGCCCCGGCTACAGTAAAAGCATGCGCATGCGCTTCGGCCCACATATCATCCCAACGGAAGGAAATCGCATAGCCTTTTCGTTTGAAATAATCAATAGCCGCCTGGGGCTTGAGCGTGACGGCAAAACCGATATTAGGGATGTCAGGCATGATTTTTATTTAGCATCTTCTCCGGCCTGCAGCCTGCCGAAAACCTCGGCTACGAAAATGGCCCGGCTCAATTTATCATCGAGCTGTGAAGCATCCAGATCCGGGTAGAGACCTGCAAGTTTCTGCAACACCTCCTCGAAGCTCTCAGCCTTCTGGAACAGATCGAATATGGGTGCAAGGATCTTCTCGCTCTGGCGCTGAAATTCATGCCGGTTAGCCTGGTTGTCGCCGGCGGCCTTATCGAGCACCGCCTGATCGGGGAAATCTTTTTGAAGCGTATTCTCGAAATGAACGAAAGGATCATTGCCGCACCCGCAGGGGCAGCCCTTTTCTTGTTCAAACATTCCTGCAGGTCCTGCCGGTTTGGGAGGCGCCAGTTCAAAATCTTCGGGCTGCAAATTATAATGATGCTGATAGTATTCTTTTGTGAACTGAATACCGGTCGTAACGAGTGCTTTATCGCGATTCGCGCGTTCGCTGTGAATGTCTTCCGAAGTAATCCATGAAAATTTGGGCGCCGGGCCGCTGGCATTGAGTTCAGTCATCCATGCGAGCGCCTGATCGAAAACCCTTTTGATGATTTTCGAAACACCATCGCGGATGCCGTTGAAGGTCGACATATGCACCTGCCCGAGCGCGTAGCTGCCCGATCCGTCGCTCCCCGAGGAGCTGCTTAGCGTCTGCCCGATAATTGATTTTGCAATCGAATCATCATGATAGTTCACCATCTGCTGAAACTGAGCGGATGATTGCGTGGATCTCCCCATTTCCACGATTTCGACGCTCGAATCATCCGGGATAACGGCAACCGCATCCTGAACCATATTTTGAAGATTCTCCAGGAGTAGATCCGTTGAGGACTTATCCACCCCGCGCGGCTGCTTCCCGATCAGGAAAGGCATTCCATATTTCTCGATGAACTGCATCCAGAACCGAAGCCCCCCTTTTTTGAACGCAACCGGCCAAAAACATTGCGAAAGCGTGGCCATTCCATAGGGATTATTGTAGGTCGGTCGATGCCTGGCGATGATGAATTTATAGGGCAAGCTCTTGAAATCAACCGGGATTCCGCGAATCCAGTCGGTCTTGATCCGGAAGCGCAGGAGATTGTCGTTGTCATAGAAAAACCAATCGGGCGGCTTGCCAACCAGGTCTTTGATGAGCCATTTTCTGTCAGTTGTTTCCCAGTTAACTTCGATAGGCGCATAACCAAACAACCGCGCATTAATGATTTCATTAAAAATGCGTTCGATATCCCAGGTAGCGATAAGCTCTTTAAGCTGACCCAGCCAGGCCTCAGAGGTGCCGTTCGGATCGATCTCCCAGTTCAGCGACTGAATAGAGAGCTGAAGGGCCTCTACCGCCATACCGACCTGAGGGTCATACATCAGGTCTTTATAAACCATGACATCCTTACCCGCCTTCTTCAGAATCGGATCGGGATTCGGCAGCCAATTCATGAATCCCATAAAAATGGCGTTCTGGCGCGTTGCCAGCTCCTCGCTCATTGGATTTCTCATCCGCTGCTGATAGTATTCAATAAGATTCATAACGATATTTTATTTAAAAAGAGGGCTTAAAATCCCGTTTAACGGCGTTTAAAAATGCGGTTTTGCTTTTAAATCACTTATGTTAAAAAAGGTTCTTTTGGCTGTTTCGAGCCATAAATTCATTAATGAGCTGAGGGTGGCTTTAAATATACTTCCATATTTGACCTGTAAGCCACGATCATGACAACATTCACATACCGATACCCTTAAAAATGATTTAAACATTTTTAAACGGAAGTCTCGCGTTTTTAAAAGGGGTTGAGGTATGTGAATCATAAGCTTTTTCTAATATCCAGATAAGAGTTCGACGGATTCGCGTTTCAGTCCGGATTTGACGGTTACCGGACCGGTATAACTATGCGCTGCCTCATTACCAAGAGCTGCTGCCCAAAAGCGGTCGGCATGGCCATCAGTATCGCCTTCCTGGGCATACCGGATATGCCCGGATTTCGTTACAACCTTTTTGATACTATGTAGATCATCCCTGATTTCTTCGCGTGCCGGAATCAATATCCCTTTATTTTCAACCCGGATGCGTAATTTCGTGGCAAGATCTTCCTCAACAGGTCCCGTCATAGTGACTTCCTCGACCCGCAGTTCGCCGAATTTATATCTGGCGCCTTCGGCTAATTGCATGCCAAGGCCGGTCGCGTCAATACAAGCCCGGCGGAACCGAGGATGCCGCAGATACTTATATAATGTTTCTTCCTGCATATAAAAAGGTGTTTTCTCAAGCACTTTAACCTTGCGCGTGAAAAGCATTTCGCCGAGTCGTTCATAGATCCAGATAACCGTCAAATCTTTCTTACGGCCAATATCAACGCCGATATAAAGTAATCCCGAAACGACCCCAGGGATATCAAGCCCTGGCCATAATACTGACCCGGATTCGACGGCTGCTAATTCCTCATAAGTAAGGAATGCAGATTTTTCATCACTTGGCTCGCAATAGAACTCCTCTGCAGCATCTTCCTTGTCCATGTCTTCGGTTGCCTCCCGGAGGAATTGCTCTTTTTCCTCCCCGTTAGCAGGATGACCGAGGATCTTATCAACAAGCCCTTCTCTTATTGCCAAATCAATAGGCGTGGTATGCATCGACCAGGTTGTAAGCTTACCTGCTTTTATCCGCTCTACAAAATGAGTGTTATAAAATGAGTGGGAACCATTGTGAGTAGAAAGAATCCGAACGGGATATCCCCACATAACGGCAGGCTTCGCGGCTTTCCAAAGCGCTTTTGCATCCTCATGAAAAGCAAACTCGTCGAGTACTACCTTTCCCCCTTTTGATCGAAAGCGTTTCGGATTAGAAGTAAGGGCATAAATCTTTGCTCCATCGCTGAATTTTATTTGAAGCGCATTAACGTCTTTCTCTTTAT